TGTTAACGTGCTTAGAATGGCATCGTGGATTGATTCGCCAGCCCATCGACTCACGCTAAAACACCTCTACCAACTTTTGTCCGTGTAAGCTTCTCAATGGTTATGGACATTGTGCGCATGCCGTACAAGTAATCAGCAAGCTGAGGCGGAAGTTTGCCAAGCTCCATAGTTATTTCAAGCGTCTGAGTCTTAGCGTCCACGCGGTACTCAACGGTTTCTATGTGAAAATCAGAGTCAACGTTCTCATTGGGCAGTGTCACATGAATTTTATCGCCGGCCAAAAGAGGAGTGTTGCCGTAGTCGATAACTGTGCTTGTTAGAGTCAGGTATTCTGCTAGGCTTTTTAAGTAATCAAGCAAAGCATTAGCACGCAAATTACATTCATTGTCACTTGCAAGTTCCTCATCTGTTTCCGTTAATTCTCTAAGTCCATAAGCATTTTGGCTTGCTGAATCTTCGGCTGTCCCAGTGAAAGGTCCGTTCAAAAATCCGAAGTCGCCATCATATAGAATGTATGTTGAAACGTCAAGGGCGCTTATTATGAGTTGTAGACCACTTATTTGGCTCCATTGGGGATTTCCCGCTCCTATTGTCCAAACTCCACTGGGATTATTGTTAGCATTGTATATGTTGCTGAATCCTAAACCTAATGAAATAAGACCCCATTGTAGAATACACTTGCTTTCAAGAAGTGATGATATGTCCGCTTGGAAATAATTTGCACTATTAGGTGCGAACAATCTGACATAGCCATAGCCACCGCCCAAATTTCCTGGCATCCAAGCCCACATAACAAAAGTTTGGTATTTGTTTATGGCGCCGAATATGCGGTAAATGTTTCCCACCACATTGGCAGGAGCGTTAAGTCGAAGAGAGTAAGTTCCTTCCCTGCTTCTCGTATCTAACTCGATGCTTCCTGAAACCGTTATCCAGCCATCCAATGATTCACTCCAAAGGTCCAAGTTTGCTGGAAAATTTTTCCCTTGACAACCGTAAACAGTGATTCTATTCCTTATCCGAGAAATGTCTTTTCTGTACTCGTTTTCCTCAATTTTCTCGCCAAGGCTTACAGGACTTGTTTTGCTGTTCTTCGGGAAAAACTCAAACTTGCCATCAGGAGCCACACGAAAATTAAAGCCAATAACACCGTTTTTATCAGAGCTTTCTGCAATGTTTTTTATTATGTCCCAGACAGGTGTGTTTTCATATTCCAAGTGCGTGTAAGTGGTATCCGTGTTTTCCACAAGTTCTGTTGAATCTCGGACATGGCTTAAGCCAACATAGTAATCAAGCAGGTCCTTAACAATTTCTTCGCCCTTTTTGTTGTCATAAGTTTTGGTTACGACTCTGCGGAAGAGACGTTCTCCCCAGCATCGTCCGCTAACACGAAGATAATGTTCCGTTGATGTAGGAGATTCGCATTGAACCTTTTCAACACGACAAGTTATAATCTGCGGAACATTCGTGCCTCTTCCGATGCTTATGCTTCCATCCATGCCCACGTTAATAGGTGAAGTCCCGCCTGGGCTGTACTTTTTGTTCCAGTTCTGAAGCAAACACTCAAAACTACTAACCTCTTTTGTGCAGCCCAAATGAACCGTAAGATCGACAACGTCGCCTTGAGGCGGAGTAACACTGCCAAAAACAATGGCACATTTTGGAATGTTAACGCTCATGGCTCAACACCTTTACGGGATAATGCTTGTTCCTGAGCACGACTAATTCCGCTCGTGCGTGTCGGCGTCTCAGCAGCAGCGGTGTTATAGTTTTTCACGCTTTCCGTAGCTTGGTTCATTTGAGAGGCAAAATAGGAAATGGCAGCCGCAGCAGCAATAATCACACCGATTCCGACGCCTGTTAAAGCGAGAAAGGTTGCGTGAGATATGTTTAAGGCGTTTTCAGCCATCGTTGCAATGTTGCAAGCAGCCGCATAAATCCCATGAGCAACTGAATGAGAAGTCTCGGCTACGGTAGCCCCCGTTTCCGTCGTAGTTTCAACGGCTAGAGCAGCAGTATGCCCAGTTGTCATAACAGTGAGAAAGTTATACATTCGAGCTGCTGTAGAAACTACCATTATCACCAGCATTATAGTTCGTATGTACTTGCTTGTCTCCTTGTCAATGAGTCCAAAATCTGCGGCAAGCGTTGTTAACTCCGTGCCCATCATAGCAGTAGTTCTTATGCCACCAGCAACCGTGCGCAAGCTAACATTCACAGTTTCAGCTTCAGAAGACATCTCCGTCAAGCTAGAGCCTGCAGCTTTGACATCAGTACCCATCTCTGTTGCAGCAACACCAACCTCACGGATGCTGTCTTGGATAGGTGTTGTATCGACTGTTGGTAGGGGCGGAATGGTAATCGGCTCAAAGGGAATCGTTATCGGTGATCCTTCGATCTGAGCCTTAACTGCAGCAACGTCTTCAGCGACCTTGTCGATCTCGGGAGAAGCCAAGTTTTGCACGTTAATAACAGGCGCACTACCTGACACAGCAGAAGCCATACTAGCAGCATCGCTTGTAATCTGCTCAAACTCTGGACTGACTTCATTCACTGCTCTGATTGTTACGCCAAGCTCGCCCAAACTACTCATTCTGCGCAGACCTCCTCAGCAGCCCGCTCCAAAGCTGCTGAAACGATAAGCATGAACTGACTCGCATACTCCGCTAAAGCGCGCGTCAAAAAGAAACGCGGAGTGATGTATCTAGTGCCCAGCTCCTGGTAAATGCCATATGGCACTCGACAAATAACTTGAACAACCCACTTGTAAATGACCTGAGCAAAAATGTTCGACACCAACCGACCGGTCCTTATGGGCGCCAAGTCCTGAGCTCGACGCGCCACCATCTGAGCCGTCTGATTCAACGCATCTTGAACGCAGTCGCGTATAGCATCATCTAACGTGCGCATTTTAGCCGCAAAATCATCCACACCGCTCAGCTCAACACGATACTCGATACTCAACGCTTCGACTCTCGCTTTGCTTTCTCAATTTCTTCTTGCGCTTGTCTGTCTATCTCGTTCAGAATAACTAGGAATTTTTCAACTCGCTTGTTGGGCTGACGATCAACCCCGAACCCAAACTCCTTGCACAGCCGAAAATCCGTCAAGTCAGGGTGCGGAGTGCCCCGCCTCATCGCCCTCAAGAGTTTTTTACTTCTTCAGGCGAAAGTCCATTAAGGCTGTTAACGGTTTTGGCGAACAATGCTGTTAATCGGATGGGAATACCATCTTCGCCTTCGCTTAGCAGCCTCTCCAGCGTTATCGGGTTGCTCTCTGGCTGCTCCTTCAAACTCGCCCACAAGGTCTCAGCATCAATCGCCCCAATGTCTGAATCGACGACAGCGCCAGTCTGCGGATGATACTTCGTATATTTCTTGATTATGCGGAGCCTCTTGATCCGCGTTATCTCCTGAAAAACGTACTTACCAGCGAACTCCTCGCCAAAACGCTTGTCCACTTCAACGGTTTCCGTCTGCAAGTAGATCACCTATGTTATGGCTACGGTTTGAGCGAGAAACTTCAGTTTAACGCTTACGAGATCTTTGATTTTTGTCGTTGGATTGAACTCTTCCCACTTGCAGTACGTGAACAAAGCCGCATGCCCACTGCCGAGAATGAAGTTTAGGCTAAATTGGGAGTCGCCTAGCATGTCTGTTAGCGCCCAGTCACTTTCAAACTCTAACGTAAGCTCTCCGCCCAATTTTCGGTTGCGTTCACGAAGATACTTGAGAAGTAGCGCTGTTCCCCCACTTTGGATCACTGGAACTTCTTTAAGGTTGTTTTGAATCTCAAACTTCCAGTCAGTCACATCAGTAAGATCTGTTAAGCTTCCGCCTCCAGCAGCTCCTTTCTGCACTTTAGCATTGTAAAATGGAATCCCTCCAGGATAATCGCCATAGGTTGCGCCAGTAGGTAGCGATGTTGATCTCGAAACATTTTGCCCAATCAGCTCAACATCTGCCTTAATAATGTCATCGACTTTGCAGTTGACAGTTAGCTTGTCGATTTTGCAGCCTGTGTGCATGAAAGCGATTACATTCGAGGGGCTCGCCCATAACCCCTTATAGTAAGCAACCAGAACGCTTAGACTGCTTAACGTTTGCACGTGTTGAAGAAAGCTGGTGGACGCTAGAGGGCTTGGTACATGGAGAATCTTTAAATTAACCTTCCTCATGCCAGCGTACAAAGCTTGAAGATCTTTGCTGCCCACGCCCATGACTTCGATTAGGCTGGGATTTATTTTTGGATCTGGGCCTTCACTGTTTATGCCAAGCATCGTAGGATTTGATGGCGTCTGTCCGTACACTGATTCTGTTACGAAGTAGACGCGGCACTCTTGTGCACCGTATGTTTCAACACTCATTCAAATTCACCTTTTTAGAATACTCCTCCAATGTCCTCAAAGAACCATGATTTCAGGATAAACTCCGTCCTGAAGATGAAAGGCTTAACATCAACCCTGTCAACGTCACGATAACTCTCAATATTTAGGTATGTGATGCCATTAACTGTAACTGTGCAACTGACATAATCGCAGTTTATAACGGCTGCAGTTGTGCCGTTACTCGAATTTGTTGTTCTTGCGAGAAGCCAAACATACCCATTAGAGTCAATGTAATTCGTGATGTTTGAGGATAAAGTGATAATTACGTATTCATTAGCGCTTCCAGATCCACCCGCAGCGTTTTGCCAAGCTTGAGCTACTGCATTCCAGACTTTTATCGTGGAGCCATTCCCTGCAGGAGCAGTTCCGTAGCCAAGAAAACTCGAGACAATCTGCTGAACTTTTGACGCATCCATATCAAGTTTGAAACGGAAAAGCATCATACTATACTGAAGGTTCACAGATGTGCTCTTGCTGTAGTCAATGTTATCTGGATGCCAAATCTTCTGATAATCAAGGTTTGACAGCTCAGCCCAACCAGGATCACTCGGCACTAACTCACTCGCTCCGGCGCCTGAGAACGCTTTATGCGGATCACCCGAAGGGTAGCCTAAGCCGGAGAAGTCATAAAATGCTTGATTTGGAGTCTTCATGTTTTGCCTAACAACACGGTTGACCTCTTCAACTAGCTTCTGACGCATTGTTCTGCCAGGGTCAGATGTCTGAGGCCTATCCGTAGCCCAAATGTTAAGTCGCAATCTTCCATTACGTCTGCGTATTCTCCCAGAGATCTCAAGCATCTGATCCTGACTCTGAGCTAAGCCTACGCTTATTTGCGCATCATAATTCTTGAAAAGCTCACGGTCATACCACTCTTTGCTTACGTAAACAGTTGCGATTGAATTGTCGTTTTTAATCACTTGGATTTTCTTGCTGAGAAGCCTGATTACGGTTGTTACAGGGTCCTCGTACGCGCTCATTGACTGATCAACTTCCTGCAGACGCTCTTGTAAACTTGAGGATCGCCGTTCAAGTCAGAAACCGACACTATAATAACTTCATAGTCGACGCCTGCACGCCTTATCTTGTCATGCACACGCACTGGCAAAAAGCTGTAAACAGTAATATGGTCCTCAGTAATGTAGCCAGGCTCCAAGACAATCTCGCCCACTGCGCCCAAAGTCACCAAGCCCAATAGATTAAGCGGCGATCCCCACGTCACTTGGTCAGCCGCCTGCTGAATAGGGTACAGAAGCAGACTTTCGCCGTTGACGCTTAGAATGTGCGTTATTTCTGTTGAAGGATCTTGATAAGCAATGAAAAACTGTGCAAGCCAAGTTACATTCGCCATAGCTTTCTGTGGAGTTATCGGTGAATAATCCGTAAATTGTGGACCCCAATTCATGAATTGAGAATAGTACGAACTGAGGATCT